GTTTCAATAACTACTCTTGCACCACAACTTAATAATGGTTTTTTATCTCCACTACCACAATACTTTATTTTACTTGGTCCAAGTATCTCAACTTCATTACAGTAAGTATTTGTTTTACCTTCCTTAATTGTAATAACTGGAAGTTCTGTGTCCTTTGTTTTATTGGACCTAATATGATGTTGATTAACGTGGATTCTTTTTATACCCACCCTCTACTTGATTGTGACATCGCGTTTATTCTTTGTTGTTCTAACCAACCTAAAAATTTGAATAGTTTTTTCATATTACTCTACTGCTTCACAAATATTTGTTTTATCATCTTCAACCTCATCAATCATAGGCTGATTTTCCAATTCTTCAATTACGATGTTAATTGCTTCTGGGTAGGATTGACCTTTAGTACCATAAAGAAGTATTGATGCTAACCCCAAAACTTCATTGTTCACATAATGTCTAAATTTTCCTTTTGCTTTATTAACTTCCCAGTCCATTGATACATCATTCCAATCTTCTAAAACAAGTCGGTTTCCGCCTTTTTCCTTGTAATGTAATCTAATCAAATTATTATGACTAAATTTTTCTATAAATTCTCCTAGTTTCATTTTATTTATTTTTTAATTGACCTATAACTTTATTCATATATCCCTCAAGAAGAAAAAGTTTTCTTCTAATACCAATATTATCCATATCAGCTAATAACCTCAAATAGTCGTTTAGTTCATCAAGTTGTGTTTGTGGTTCAACTTCCTTTTGAATTTCAAGGTCAGGAAATGTATTTTTAAGTGCGTTCATATGTCTATTTGATAGTTCTTTCATAATTATATTTTTTATTCATAAGGTATAATTGATACTTTATATTTTAATTTAGTCTCAATAGAAGTTAAACCCCATACAACTGATAATTCTTCTGGTTTTGCTATAATGGGTGTAACAAAATACCCTTCTACTTTATTCAAAGATTCATCAACAGTTTTAACTAAATCAACTGGTATTTTTGTTTCAATTTCTATTTTTTCAAATGATTCTGGACTGTAAAAATTTCCTTTGTAATTTTCCATAATTATACTTTTTCGTAGGTTAATTCAAAAATATCTGGTTTACACGGATAAAACTCACCTTTAACCCCTTTGATAATGTAATCACCTTTGTCAGCCGTCATATTACCTTCAAGTGTTTCAATAACTACACCTGTAAATGGATGTGATTTAATTTTATCACCACAAAATTCCATTATCTTATCAACATTTTCTTCTGTTAGTTGGATTGCTTCAATCTCAACCGGTTTTTTTCTGTATTTATTCATATTTTTTATTTTTATAAAGCTTCTGGTCTGTCTCCGTTTATAAAGTTTTCTATCTCTTCTGTTGTTGCGGTGGCAATACCACCATTGTCTGTAAATCTTTTAATAAATTCATCTTTTAGGTGTTTTGGTATAACCTTTTGTTTCATAATTAGATTCATCTCACCACCCAATACATATTTTTCCAAATAAAAAGCCATATAACCATCAGGTTCCATAGGTGTTCCTGTTAAATATGGTGGTTCTTTTCTATCAACACTTTTAGTTTTAAAAACACCTCTTACCATAATACCTCTCTCACCTTTTACTTTATATTCTTCAGGATTGTCCAATACGTCATCTAATAACTTGTGAATATCATTTCTCAATGTTAATTCATCATTAGCTCCTGATACATCTTGAACCATTTCAGGCGAAAAAGTTAATACAATTTTTTTTGTTGGTTCAAATGTCATTGGATCATATAAAGCTGGTGTGATTAATGCTCCATTCTTAACCGGTGTATGTAATGAGTTTGGATCAAACATTTCAGGAGTAAAACTTAAATTATATAAGAAAACTTTCCCATCAAATTTTGTATTATCACCAAGTTTCATTGTTTGTGCGGAATATGTTTTTCCCTCAATTTCTTGTACGGGTATATCCATAAATTCAATTCCCTCACATTCAGAAAATTCATCACATTTTAATAATTCTTCTTTTAGTGGTTCTAATTCTAATTTTCTAAATTGATCGTTTGGATAAGACACATTTTCACCAAATGTGTTAGTTAGTAATTCTTTTAGTTTCATAATTTAATCCCCATTTTTCACTTATTTCAGTGAATTTATCGTTTATTGTTTCTTCTTTAATTCCATTTAAATATGATATATCCTTTTCAAATTGTAAACCGTGTTCCCGGTTTGCATCCATAATTTTTTGTTTAAGAACGGAAAGTTCGTTTGAAGTATAAAATTCTGTTCCGTGATCAATAATTTTCAGTTCCAGAAGAATTTTTTTGTCAAATGTTTTTATTTGGTGTATCATGATTTTTAATTTATTCTTTTTAATATATCACTAAGTCTTGAGTACATATCAAATGCAACAGGTATTGATAATAATGATATTAAAAAATTATTTACATAAGAATAAACTGTAACCACACTACCTATTGTTATATTTTTAGTTGTTGTAACTAAAAGTATTATTGATAATAATAAGAATAAATTTTTTATAGCCCCTACTAAAAACCAATTTTTACCTTGTATTGTTGATTCATAAATTTCTAATTTTCTTCTTCTATTAAAAAATAAAATCGCCTGACTATAACCATTTTCAATTGATTTTACTTTTTTTTCGTAATGGTTATTTCTAACATTTATACATTGATTAATTTTTTTATACAATAAAGAAACTGCACCAATAATAAAAATAAACGCCAAAGTAACAGTTAAACCGACAATCCAATTCTCAGAATAAATAAATGAAATTGATCCGATAATTGTAACTATTGTTGCAATATAATAATGAACATATCCTTCCAATACATCAACAATTTGATGTGCCATATCTGTTCTTGCGATTTTTGTTGATATGTCAAATTCTGGTTTTTTTAAAAACCTAAACACAATATCGTTATAAATTTTGGTATATACTTTTGTGTCATATACCATTCTTTTATAATTAAAAAAATTAGATAAAAAATATGTAAAGCCTAATAATATAACCCAAAACCAAGACCCACCAATTAAACCATCTATACTTTTACCTAGTAAAAATGGTGTTGCTAAATTGGATAGTTCTGTGAGTAACATAAATAAATAAATCCATGTTAATTTATATTTATAATCTTTAAATATTTCTATGATTTTATTCATATTAATTGGATAACGGAGCTTTAATTGATGGGTGTGATTGATAATTCTCAATTCTAATATGTGAGACATGAATATTCTTTAGAAACTCAGAAATATCTTTTAGTTTCATTCATATTTTATTATTTAGTTTATTTTGTTTTCACATTATTCGGCAATATAAATTTTTGTTGGTCTTTCATTCTCAACAACACTTCCGTTGTCTGCTGTATGCCAATCCCTTACTCTACCAGTGTATGGTTTATTTTCAGATTTAACCGCGTAAAATATTTGACATCCGGCAATTATAATTTCTTTACCATTTCCACCAACAACCGCATACCAATTGGCACTATTTCTATTGGTCTTAACCCCAAGGACTGAATCCTCCACAATTTTAACATCACCCCAAACTGCTTGATAGGAGAAACCATCTGGTGCTGTAAAATATTTTTCTGTTGTTATAAGATATTTTCCTTCCATTCTATTCTGATTTAAAGGTTAATTTTTATCCCTATCTGCAATAAATCTTACATCACCTTGTAAATAACTTATTGCATTAAAAAGGTCATCTAATGCTATTATACCAAGTGGTAACAAGTTACCTTTACCATCTTTTATTCCTGATAAGTAAATTGCAATATCTTTTAAAGATTGTATATTTATTTTTTTCTTTTCTTGACTTGGTGTTTCCATTCTATTCTGATTTAAAGGTTTCGTTGTAGTATTGTTTATCTTTTGACTCTCCAGCTAAATAAGCATCTATTATCTGCTCTTTCTCCATTTCTAAAAGCTCAGCATCAATTCTATTAAGTATGTTATCAATAGTAATTTTAACTACTGCTTGACAAGCCTCTCTTGTCTGTAAATCATTAATTTCTTCAAGTGCTTTATTACCTGTATCTATTGCAGCCACTAAATCACTTCTTAATTCTTGCATTGCTGTTTTCATTCTATTCTAATTTAAATTATTACTATCATCTTGTTGTTTAAATCTTGGGGGTGGTGGTGCTTGCCTACCTTTAACATTAAATGGTTTTTTAATAACTCCACCAGAATAATTGTTTATAGTTCGTTCTGCTAGAACATATAACAATATTAAAATAATCAATAAGTTCATAATTATTCTTTTTATTTAAAGGTTCTCATATTATCTACAATATCAACAAAACTTTTACCTGATGTAAGCATCTCACTATATGCTCTAAAAGCAAATTCTACTTTTTCTTGTTCTTCCATTTCTTTGGCTTGTTCTATAAGCATCACTTCTTTAGCATCAAACTCACTTGGTCTCATATCACTAAGTTCTGATTCTTTAATTAGTTTTCTTAATTCTATTACAAACCATTCTACTGTTGTTTTCATATTCTACTTTTTTTTAAATTTCTTATACAAACTTAAACAATCTATTTTGATTTGAAAAGACCTTCTGGTTAAATTGGGGGTAAACCCTTACTCTTTATATTTGTAATTTTCAAACTTTTTGTTTTTACTAATTACTCTCCACCTTATCGTAACCATTGGGATATTAAGTGTTTTGGATGCTTCACCAGCCGATCTGTATTCAACATCATCAATTATTATAGGTATATTTTGTTCTCCGTGATATTTTCCTTTCTTACCTTCACTTAATTTCTTTTTTGTTTCCTCGGAGTGTTGTTTACCAAAAAATGGATTTTTATCTTCACTTCTGGGTCTACATTTATAACAAGTATCATTTATTGGTTTAATTTTTACACCACATTCGCAATATTTATAACTAATACCACCTTTCCAATTAGGATTCTTATCCATAGGTAATGAAAACATTTCTTTTTTTTCTTCGTCTGTCATCAATTTGTATCTTTTTTTAATTGATTCTGTAATTCTACGAATAATATCTTTTTTATTTGGATTTTTTGTTATGTTGTCACCACCACTAGATTTAATTCCGATATTATATTCTGGTTTTAAATCTAAATAATGTTGTTCTCTTTCAAGTAAAATTTTTTCATCACACAGTTCAATAATTTCAAAAATAAAATTTTCTTCCCCGTATTTGTTCCAAGCGTTAAGCAATGGTGAATTATGATGTTTTCCATTGTTTAATTTATTTTTATGTGTTCTCCATCTTTTTTTAATGTCTTTTGACGAACCATAATAAATCTTTCCATTTACCAAATTTTTTATTCTATAAATACCAACCATAGGACTACCTTTTAATATAAATATCTACAAAAGATAAAAAGTTAAATGGTAGTCCTAAAAAAACCTAAATTGCCAACTCTAATTTTGAATTTATTTTAGTTATACTGTCAATTCCGGTAATCTCAAAATCATCAATTGTGTAGTCGTAGAAGTTTTTATTCTCTTTTAAAATTAACTTTGGTTGTGTGTCTAATGGTTCCTTGTTTAATAATTCTGAAACACCAACAAAATGTCTATCGTATATATGTAGGTTCTGAACCAAATGACAAAACTTACCAACTTTATAGTCACAATGTCCCGCAACCATCATTAAAAGTGCTGTATATTGAATTTTGTTAATATAACCAGCAACTAAATAATCGTTGCTGCGTTGGATTAGTGTCATATCAAGAGTTAATTCTCCGTTATTTTTTCTTACCGAGAATAGTATTTCGTATGCGCAAGGAAATAAACCTTTTGTTTCAAATAAATCTTGATACTGAAACATATTGATGATATGTCTTCTACCAAACGGATCATCAATTAAACCTACTAATAATCTATCAATTAGATTGTATCTTCCAATTGTTGCACCATATCTTTGTCCGATTGTATCGTCACCAATATTCCATTCTTCCCACCAGTTAATACCCATTTCACGAGCAACTCTCAATGATGAAGTTTGTTTTTGATATATCCATAAAATTTCTTTAATACCGGTTTTAATTGCGGTATTTCTTAA